CCGATCTAAGCTGAGCGACAAGGACTACTACGCCTGGACAGACGACCAGCGCTTCCAGTTTTTCGTTGAGCAAACGGACTATGGCCGGACGCTCAGCCACCTGCCCCAGGCCATGCGCATCGGCCATCTGCTTGGGAGTTGGGACCGATTCGCCGGGCAGTACTTCGATATCTTCGACCCAGCCAAGCACACGATTCGTGTCGAAGAAGTGGAAATGGAATCGTGGTGGCCGCGCTGGATTTCGGTGGATTGGGGCTTCGCCCACCCTTCCGCAGTGTACTGGCACTCGAAGTCGCCAGAGGGACGCACATTCACTTACCGCGAGCTTGTGAAGGAGGGCCTGAGCCCTCGAATGCTTGCCGCGGCAATCATCGACCGCAGCCAGAACGAGAAAATTTCTGCGATGTGGCTTTCTCCCGATGCTTTTGCCAAGCGCACCGAAGGCGACACCATTGCCGACCAGCTTGGCAAGGCGCTGAGAGAGCACGGCCTGCCGCATCCAGCCCAGGCCGACAACGACCGAGTGGGCGGGTGGATGCTGATGTACGAGTTGCTCAAGTCGGGCGAATGGCTGATTGGCGAGAACTGCCGAGCACTCATTGAAACCCTGCCCATGCTTACCCGCAAGGAAGACAACCTGGAAGACTGCGTGAAGTTCGAGGGCGACGACCCTGTAGACGCGGCGCGCTACGGGCTAAAGACGTGGCTCAGTCCAGCGCGCAAGCCCTTGGAGACCCGCATGGAAGAGAAGCTGGCCGCTGTTGAGGAGCGCTTCGGCGCGGCCAGCTCGCCGACCGGCCACGCGATGCGTGTGCGGAAGGCGCTGGCAGAGGAGAAGAAAGGCTCAAGGCGAATCTACGTGCGGTCGAGGTTGGCCCAGCGGTGGCAGCAAAAGTGAAAGCCCCTGGCAACTCCCAAGGGCTTTCAAAAATCGTCCGCTTGCTTCGACGGCGGCGGACTTGAATGGAGTCAACGATCCAAGGATACGAAGTTTCCACCGAAAGTCAAGGTGCCACAGCGCGGCGCGTTTTGGCACGGGGCCTGCGGTCATTTAGGGAAACGGTCAGGCTCCGCGGCAAGCCGTGTTCTTGGAAACGGCACTCCCGAGGCTGCGTGCGCCAGGTGATTGGCTACCTCGAACTGCTAGCCTCGAAGGATCCAGAGCGTTTTGCTTGGGCGTCTCAGCGAGGAATTCATGGCCACTGCCGGCGATGGAAAGGCTCGCCGTACACGCTTCGCGCCGTCAACTTGTCAGTAGTCGTGCTGAAAGCCGCTGGCATGATTTCGAGCGCGTCTCGTGAGCGCAAGGGGGCCATGCGCCGGGGCTGGATCGTTGCCCCTCACGGTGATGTCACGCACGGAAAATATTGCAGGCTGAGTTCGCAAAATCTGACGCCGAGTTCGCGCCCGAGTTCGCACCCGAGTTCGCAAAATGCCGCTCCTGAGTTCGCGCCCGAGTTCGCAAGAGAAGGCGGCAAAGACGCACGCATACAAGGACTTGGCGGCAAAAGACCAGCAAGTGTGGCCGCAGGTGTGAAAGGCCCTAACCCTGTAATCCCTGTAGAACCCTGTAAAGAGAACCCTGTCCCCCCTCTCCTG